CGTACTCGGGCAGGCAATCGTGGGCACCTGGCTGACCAGCATTGCTGCACTACGTGGCAAACCACAAACTGTTATATCGAGCGCGCATGAGTTACCGCTGGCAAACTTGCAGTACCAATTCTTGGCTCCAATTTTGGAGCAGTATTTTGACGCAAAACCCAAGTGGGGATATGGCCGTATGGAACTGGCAATGCCTGACGGGTCGCGCTGGTTTATTAAGGCCGCCACGCCATCAGCAGGAATGGGCTTATCGGCTGACCTAATTTGGGTGGACGAAATCTATGCAGTTGATGATGCCGTCATGGCTCATTCTTTGCGCCCTACTATGAAGGCTCGCAACACGCGCACTGCTGGTGGCTCGCCGATTATGGTCATGACTTCTACCGCTGGCACCGAGGCTTCAACGGCCATGCTTCGATACCGCGAACTTGGTCTGTCACTTATTGGCGAGCAACGTGCCGGCGCTTTTTACTTTGCCGAATGGTCACCACCGCCAGGGGTAGATGTCATGGACACAAGCTGGTGGGGCTGGGCTAACCCAGCACTTGGGCAAACCCTAGAGCTGCAGTCAATGTTGATAGATGCAGACCACCCAGACAGGTCATCATTCCTACGCGCAAGCCTTAACCAGTTTGTCAATGCCGATGCCTGCTGGCTACAGCCTGGCCAGTGGGATGCTTGCCTGTCAGATATTCAAGGCCCCGAAAATGGCTGGCTTGCTTGTGACTCATCGCTTGACGGGTCGCGCTATGTCGCTGTTCGCGCAGCTGTTGATGACGTCGGCATCGTGCACGTCTCGGTTGAGTTTGTAGTCCAGTCATTAGCCGAATGTCAGCAGGCCATGATGGATGCCTGCACTGCACACCCATTGCTTGGGCTTGCCGTCACGCCAGCGCTAGAACATCACGTGCCACTGCCTTTAATGAGGCGTACCAAGGTCGTTGGCTATGGCGAACTAATGCGCTACACATCACTAGTCAGAGCCCAAATAAATGATGGCAAACTTGTGCACCAGGGTGAGCAAAACCTTGCCGAGCACATGAACCGAGCCGTAGCAATTATGCAGCAAAACAATCTGGCGCTATCAAGTAAGCGCTCACCCGGGCCGATTGAGTTGGCGCGCTGCACAATCTGGGCCGCAGCTTTAGCGTCTCGACCTAAGCAAGCTGGCAAACCTATGATGGTCATCGTTAATCGCTAGTATAAAAACGGTACTGCTCTGAACGTTGTCGGGATGAGCAGGGCAGTACCACACACACCCGGCAGAAAGTGGCATACTACCGCTATGGGTATTTTTAATAAGCCAGTAACTAAGGCCGCTATCTCAACACCATCAGTGCAGGCCGCTGTCGGGTACGCGCCAACTGGCAACAGCACAAACCCACTAAAAAATCTTTACAATTACCAATCTGGTTTTGCACGTGACCGCGCCATGACCCTGGCAACAGTGTCCCGTAGCCGTGACCTTTTGGCTTCTGTCATTGCTTGTATGCCGTTAAAAATGTACGGCGAAATGTACAACGATGCCACTGGCGAGATGGAAGAAATTCCGTTAGCGCCACGCTCTTGGCTACGCCAGCCAGACCCAGCTGTTACTTACAACCACATCATGGCCTACACACTTGAGTCGCTTTTGTTTTACGGACGAGCTATGTGGTATGTCACCGAGCGCACGGTTGATGGCTACCCAACCAAGTTCCAACTTCTACCAATGGGCTCAATTCAGACAGCCGACGAAGAAGGCCCAGTCTTTTACCAGCCGTCCAAGGCCATTAGTTTTGCTGGTAATGAATTGGACTACCGCAATGTCATTCAGTTTCTTAGCCCTATTCAGGGCATTATTTACAGCTCTGAGCAGACCATTGCTACAGCGTTAAAGGTTGAGCAGAGCCGTTACAAGAATGCCCAAAGTTCTTTACCTAGTGGCGTATTGAAACAAACTGGCGGCGAACCGCTAAGCGCGCAAGAGTTGTCAGAGATTGGCGCAGCCTTTCAAGAGGCTCGACTTACTAGCCAAACCGCAGTGCTTAACGAGTTCCTCAGCTATGAAGCCAGCACTGCTACACCGGACAAGATGCTGATGATTGAGTCAGCCCAGTACAGCGCTTTAGATTTGGCACGCCTATGTGGTGTTCCCCCCTACCTTGTAGGTGTTGCCACTGGTGCTTATGCCTACACCAGCAGTGAGCAATCACGCGCTGATTTGTACATTTTTGGTGTCAAGCCTTACGCCGATTGCATCGCTAGCACATTGTCAATGAATAACGTGCTACCGCGTGGCACCTATGTAAAGTTTGATACAAAGACCTACCTAGAAGAAAACTATGTAGCAGACAAAATGCCCGACAATGAACCAGAAGAAAACACCCAGGAGTCACTCGCATGATGCGCTTTACCAGTTCCACATTCTCAGTTGATGCCGCCACAGAGGACGGCCCTAAGCGCACTATCACCGGCATTGCCCTGCCATACAACACCGAGGCCACAGTCTCAGGTGGCCAGACAGTTTCTTTTTTGCCGGGCTCACTGCCAACAGAAGGCAAAGCCCCAAAGCTCTACATGAGCCATGACGCATCGCAGGCTATTGGCCTTGTCACCGAGCGCACAGATGACGATGAGGCCATGTACTTCACAGCCAAAGTCTCAACGACAGCCCTAGGCGATGAGGCTTTAGTCTTGGCAGCCGATGGCGTACTCGACTCTGTGTCGGTAGGCGTAAACCCAACCAAGTTTTCGTTTAACGAGGATGGAGTCATGATTGTGGAAGCAGCCGATTGGATGGAGTTGTCACTTGTACCACAGCCAGCCTTTGCAGGTGCTACCATCACAGATGTTGCAGCAAGTATCCCCACATCAGAGGATGAAGTAAGCAATAATACAGAAACGGCACCCGATGAGCCTGAAGTTACCGAACCACAGGAGAACCCAGTGTCAGAAACACCAGCCCCAGAAGTCATCGAAGCATCCACAGTTTTTGCCCAGCCAAAACGCAAGTTTGACCTGCCAACACCAGGCGAGTATCTCGCTGCTATGCACATCGGCGGAACAACATTTGACAACGTTGCTGCAGCCGCACGTGACTATGTTGCTTCCAAGCAATCAGCTTTCCAATTCGCAGCTGGTGACGTTCTTACAACCGATACGCCAGGACTCTTGCCAGTGCCAGTGCTTGGGCCTGTATTTGCGAACCTTAACCAAGCAATTCGCCCAGTAGTTGCAGCCATCGGTGCTCGCGCCTACCCAGACGGCGGAACCCAAAAAACTTTTATCCGCCCAACATGGACAACTCACACCAGCGTTGCAACTCAGAGCACAGAGCTCACAGCAGTATCAGCAACCACCCCTGTGATTGCCTCAAACGTAATCAGCAAAACCACGCTGGCTGGGCAAGTTCAGCTCTCAATTCAGGATGTGGACTTTACGAGCCCCGGCTCGATGGACATCATCATTAACGACTTGATGGGCCAGTACATGCAGGCTTCTGACAACCTTGCCGCTGATGGCTTGGTTGCTGGTGGAACTGCATCAGGCGCTACATGGTCAGTAACAGCCAACGACCCAAGCACTTTAATTTCAGCCATCTACACTGCTGCATACAACATTTTGCTAGACACAAACTTTTTGCCTGACCACATTTTCGTGGCACCTGGCGTATGGCAAGCTCTTGGCGCACAGCTAGACGCAGATAAGCGACCAGTGTTCCCATACGTGGGTGCAGCTGGACTTATGGGAGTAAACGGAATGGGCGCTGCAAATATCACAGTGGCTAACACTTTCAACCCATTTGGCTTGAACCTTGTAGCTGACCGCAACTTTGCGGCTGGCACCATGGTTGTAGCTCGTGGCGCTGCTATCGAGTTCTATGAAAGCATCCGCGGATTGCTTACACGTGACGAACCATCCACATTGGGCAAGGTCATGAGCTATCACGGCTATGCCTCATTGTTTGTCGCTGACGCAAAGCAAGTACAAAAAATCACAGTTTCATAGTCCGAAAGGCGGCTACCGCCGATGGCTACATACACAGTCACTTTTAAGCAACTGCTAGACAACTATGCAGTGCTACAAACACTGACCGATACCGAAATAGAGGTGGGACAATCCATCACTGTTAGCGCTGTTGGTGCACCCTTTAACGGCACCTTTGTGGTCTATGCCATGCCCAAGTATGAGTACATCGGCATAGACACAGAGGGCGACTTGCTCTTTAACAGCAATGTCAGCATTCCTAACCAAGTGCTCTTTGCTTGTACTGGCACAGACGTTGGCCGTGTTGCTTCTAGTGGAACAATTACTTACACGCAGAACTGCACGTGGATTACAACAGCAGAACTGGTTACATATCTTGGCGTGGACATAACAAACCCAAGCGATGATTTTACGCTTGCTACACAGGCGCGAAACGCTGCCAATGATTTCTGTTATCGCAGGCGTCAGGAGTCTGGCTATTTTGACAGCCTGACAACTTCACCAGGGCACGACGTCACGCTAGGGACGCTCATGTATGCAGCTGCACTTTGGCGTTCTCGTGGCTCAGTTCAGGACACCTTTGCCACATTCGATGGCATGGGCTCAGCGCCCGTGTCAGCCATGACACCAGTCATTAAACAGCTGTTGGGCATAGACCGCCCACAGGTTGCCTAA